AAACATTACTTCAGAAAGAACACAATCAGACGCTGGGGATAAAATAATTAACGAAGATTCTTCTTTTGGTAAATTTTCAGTTGGCGAAACTATTACAGGTCTTACATCAAAAGCAACCGCAAAAGTTGTTGCTGAAGATTTAACAAATAATAAGATTTTTATATCAGCACAAGACAAATTTTCTTTAAATGAAATTATAAAAGGTAATACTTCAAATGCTCAGGCAGTAATTAATGATTATCGCCCTAATCCTGTAACAACTGTTCAGGACTTAACAAATTTTAGAGATCCTGACAAAGTTATATCAAACTTCTTAACAAAATTTAGAGATGAGTTTTTGAAAACAATACCTGAAACTTTAGCAAACGGATTAGACAAAAGAAATTTAATTAAGAATATTAAATCAATGTACCGACTAAAAGGTACACAAGCAGGACACGAATTATTTTTTAGAATATTATTTAATCAAGTATCAGAAACATTTTATCCTAGAACACAAATGCTACGTGTATCTGATGGACAATGGGACACACAAAAAGTTTTAAGAGCAATTACAACAGTAGGTGACTCAACAAATTTAGTAGGTAGAACAATTACAGGTTCAAATACAGCAGCAACTGCTATTATAGAATCAGTTAAGAAATTTGTTATTGCAAATAAAGAAGTTTCTGAATTTGTACTTAATATAAATTCAATGATTGGCACATTTATTATCGGTGAAGAAATTACTGGTACTGCTAGTGATACAGATGACTTTTTTATAAAAGCAACTCTTACAGGTATACCAGGAACAAAAACAATCACTAATGATGGTAACTTATATTCTACTGGAGATTTTTTAACTGTTGCAGGTGGTGGTACAGGTGCTGATATTGCTATTAGTGATATTGGTTCAGGACCAGTATCAGAAATTGTTGTTGACAATCCAGGATCAGGTTATTCTGTTGGTGATAAATTAGTTTTTGATAACACAGGTACACAAGGTGTTAATGCAGAAGGATTTGTTTCAGTTGTCAATGGTGGTATCTCTGGTGAATCAGGAACAGGTGCTGAACACATTTTAATGGAAGATGAAACTGGTAGAGGAGATCAATACTCTGGAAGTAAAATTGTTATGGAAGGTGCTACAAACTCCGACTTAAATGATATAACAGATATATTTTTAATTAACAAAGGTAGTGGATACGAAACTTTACCTAAAGTAACTATAACTTCAAGTGGTACAAATGCAAATATTTTAGCACACGGTACTGAAATAGGAAGAGTTATAGGATTAAAAACAAATGAATTAGGAGAAGGTTATCAAAACAGTCCATCTCCGACAATTAAATTTAGAAACTGTTTATTATTAACTAACAAGTCAGGTAACTTTAATGCTAATGATACTATAACAGGTGCTATTTCAGGTGCAACTGGTACTCTTGCTAGTTATGACGCAGATAGAAGTTTATTAAAAGTAAAAGATTTAAATACTAATTTTATTCTAAACGAAACAATAACATCAACAAGTAGTGGGTCAGCAACAATAGCAAGATTAGATGTTGCTAGTGCCACAGTAGATGTAGTTTCTATTGCAGATACCGATGGTAAGTTTTTAAATGAAGACGGTAATATATCCGAACAAACTATGAAAGTACAAGATAGTTTATACTACCAAGACTTTTCTTATGTATTAAAAGTAGGTCAATCTATTAATGATTGGAGAGATTCATTTAAAAAGACTATGCACACTTCAGGTTTTTATTTTACAGGACAAGTTGAATTACAAAGTAGATTAAGTTTAAAAGTTAAGGCGCCAGTTGTTGGTATTGTATCAGGTGCTATAGATACTCCATTGTTCAATGTATTAAATGTATTATTTACAACTGTCTTCGGTAGAAGATTAGGAACAGTAGATGATGGTACAAGTTTGAGATCAGACAATATGACTGAAGGATTAATGGATGCTGGTGATGATTATAGAGAACCATTTACTACAAATACTAGAGATATAACTTTGACAAGAGCACCTATTGAAATTAGTATGATTAGTAGAAAAAGAGCAACAATAGATGGTGTAGAAGTTAAACAAGGGTACGCATATGCAGGACCTAAATTTGGTACAATAAACAAATACGCAAATACAATATTCGGTGTAAATTCAGGTGCAAGTAAAATAACATTTAAAGAATTAAGTGGTATAAAAATACAAGGTACAGGAACATCACTAGATGGAAGAGGTGGTATTTTCTTAGCAACTTCAAATCCAGATGGTCAGTTATTAAAGACAAATTTCGCAATGCCTACACAATTTGCGGCTTCTCAGGATGTTTTTGATAATACTGTTTCAAACTTTGCTCAAACAACTTTATCTTTTGATGATACAACCCCATAGGAATGTTTATAAATAGTATAAACAAGTAGGAATAACTAAATGACAAAACAGACTATTAATAGAGGAACAGCTGCTAACGATGGAACAGGTGATAATTTAAGAGCAGGTGCAGCCAAGGTAAACGAAAATTTTAACGAATTATATAATGTTTTAGGTGATGGAACAACTCTACTTTCTGGTAATTATATAACAGACGCTTCTACTTCAGTTTTAACAAATAAATCAATTAACGGTTCAAACAATACACTAACAAACATTCCAAGTAGTGCATTAGGAACATTAGCAAATAATAAATTAGATAATTCAACTATTACTGTTTCAGGTGATACTGGATCTCACGCAATAGATTTAGGCGATACTTTAACTGTTGAAGGTGGTACAGGAATTGCAACTACTGTAACAGCAGACAAAGTTTCTATTGCTATTGACGGTGTAGTTTTAACAGAAACATCTACTGATACACTTACTAATAAAACAATTTCAGGTTCTACAAATACTCTAACAAGTATTGCTAATTCCTCTTTAACAAATAATACTGTATCGTATGGTGGTGTATCACTTGCTTTAGGTGGCACAGACGCTACTCCTGCTTTTGATTTAGCAGACGCAACAAATTATCCTACAAGTTCACTATCAGGTACAATTACAAATGCTCAATTAGCAGGTTCTATTGCAAACGATAAACTTACAAACAATAAAATTACTATTGTTGACTCGGTATCAGATACACAAGATATTAATTTAGGAACAAATTTAGCGATAGTTGGTGGTACAGGAATTACAACTGCTGCTACTGCTAATCAAATACAAATAAACATAAGTGGTATTGCTAATAGTGCTTTGACAAATGATTCAGTTACAATAGGTTCTACGGAAGTTAATTTAGGTTCTACATTATCAACAACAGCAAATTTAAACCTAACTGGTTCATCTTCAGTATCAGGTACAGGTACCGTTGATTTAACTGGTGCAGGTTCTAAAATAAGATTTGATTTTGCAGGTTATGGTACTTTACCAACTGCTTCAACTTATGTTGGAATGTATGCTTATGATAGTACAGGTAATAGACCTTATTATTCTTCAGGTGCAGGTTGGGTTAGAATATTAGATGAAAACTCTTCCGTATCAGTACATACAGATGTTAATATTTCTGGTATTGCTGATGGTCACGTTTTATCTTGGAGTTCAGCACAAGGAAGATTTAATGTAGGTGCTCCTGTAGGTGGTTCAGTTGCAATTAATGATATAACAGATGTAACAGTTTCATCTCCTAAAAAAGGAGATACTTTAGTTTACGGTGGTTCAGGTTGGATACAAACTAATACTCCAATATCTCAATTTGTAGTAACTGCTAACGGTTCAAGTGCATATAGATTTGATGGTGCAGGATTCCCAGCAGGTACAAGTGGAGACAATCCAGATTTACATTTAAAGAAAGGTCAAACTTATTACTTTAGAAATACAAGTGGTGGTCACCCTTTTGAAATAAGATCAAGTTCAGGTGGAAGTGCATATAACACTGGTGTTACTGATAACAATGCTTCAGGATCAACTGGAGTTGTTATATTTCACGTGCCCTTTGACGCCCCAGCAACATTGTATTATCAATGTTCTTCACACGCAGCTATGGTAGGAACAATTAACATAACTTAATGAAAAGTAGTATAAATATAAGAAAGAATTAGGAATTATGCCAGCAATTATAACAAATAAATTTAGATTAAACAACGCTGAACAGTTTTCAGAA